TGTGTCATTTTTTCAATAGCAACAACTTTTCTATCAATTGTTTCTAGCAGTGTACTGATGTTTTGTCCACTTGGTGTAAGTAAGTAAGGTTTTAGTCCAGCATCCAAATCATCTGGCATTGTGACAATTGCTCCCGCGCCCGCGCTAGCATCTACCCCAGCGGTTTTACACAACGCGGGATGATTACTTAACTTAATAAGCTGTGCAATTTCACTATAGTCTGAATAAATTGAACGCTGTAAGTCACTTATATCTGCTAAATCACTTATACCAATACCAGGATCAAATGTTCTATTGTTATATAAAATAACAACTGATATTTCACCTAGTGGATTTGGTACTTGATCTAAAACTGCTACATGATCGCCTTCGTTTGCTACTTCAATAGTTAGCGTTTCGTCAGGCATATATAATTTGTATGTTTTGAATTCTTTATTTTGATCTACCAATACCTTAACATATGTTAATTGCATTTTACCATTAAGCATACGCTCACACTTCCAATCTAAAACATTTTCAGGTGACATCATGCTAATATAAGGTCTGATACCTTGTCCTAGTTCATCAGCTCTTGTATTTGCATTGCTTTGTGGTTTATCAATAAACAACCATACAGATCCGTATATTGAAGCATATTTTCCCGCTTGTTGTAATACTTGGTGAAAACTGCGACCATCTAAATCTGCATCTTTTAAGAATGGTTGTAGGTTTGGATTATTTTCAATTGAACCAAAGTCTCTTTCAATAGTTGCACCATAGATAAAGCTACTGTAGCTATCTACTGTTCTACGACAATGGTTTTCTAATGGTGTTTCTTCTATTCTACTTGTAAATTCACCTACTGTTTCTAGTTGGTATTTGAACAAGTACTCACCATTTTTATAAGCTGCTCCACCTGCATACGAATCCGCATATAACCTCCAACGGGCTATATTAGCTGCGTAATCAGGATGCACATGGTTTAATTGGTCTTTTGTATACATATGTTATATCCTTATTGTTATTTACCCAAATTTACGCACCGCTGGTGCATTCATGGCCCAGCGAGCGGGCTCTACCCGTGCAGGTTGTGCTTTAGTTATTGGATATAGGTATTCTACCATATATCCAAGCGCATCTGGCATGTGGTCAAAACCACTATTTTTATCTTGTTCATTTGTGCCATCACGGTATGACAATTTGTTTAAACAAGATCTTAAACTTTTGCAGTTTGGTGTTATTAATAACTTACCACTGCTAAATGCACTGTTAACACTGTTAATTCTGTCTTTAATTGGTGGATGACTGCGTCTAGCACGCACAGTAAATCCAGCATTATGTAATATTTTATGATCTGTTGTATTACTTGATGTTTTTCTTGCAGAACCAGAGGGATCTGGATAAACAACTATACCTTTTGTTGGGTATTTGCGTTTAATTTCATCTGCCATATCAAATGTATTGGTATTTCTTAATTCTATTTCATCTATAATGTGTAAACCTTGTTTGGTTTGAGCTGCTATAACAGCACAACCTGGATCCACATTGAAGTCCATTCCTACATGTAATATATCTGGTAATTCTTCTTTGTATGCTTGTGTATGAAGCTCATTGAATGCATAATAAACAAGTCCTTTGTAATCTTCCCAAGTAGCTTCAAATTCTTGTCTATAAGTGCGATCGTCCATATCACGCTTAGCTTGTTCTAGTTCTTCTGGCGGTATATTACCACCTTGCGCTGATGTGAATCTATAGGTACTCCATCCCTTTTGCTCCTTAGCCCACTCGTAAAGCTCATAAAAATGACTGCTTTTACCTGCAGGCGTACCTATCCATAGAGCGTGCCCACCCTTGTCTGCCAATGCTGGTCTTATGACTGTCCAAATTTCTGGGTCAATGTTACTGTATTCGTCAAAAATACATATGCCTGATATAAAAATTCCACGCATAGAATCAACATTGTCAGCACCTCTTAAAAAAATTTTTGAGCCATTAACAAGTTCTATACGAAGATCAGTTTCATTTATCTTTTTAACCCATCTTAAACCAATTAATCTATCTTTTAATTCGTCCCACACAATGGTTCTAGCCATTCTATATGTAGGAGCTATATAATAAACTGTTTTGTTTGGTACACGAGCGAAATAGCACATTTCTCTTATAGCAAGAAATGTTTTACCAAAGCGTCTACCCGCTACAACTATTCTCCAGCGGTTTGTATCACTGGCTATCTGGTGTTGTGGTTTGCTCAGCTTCATCAGCTTGTTCTTCCTCTTGTGGTTCTTCGTTCCACGGTAATGGTTGCATACCATCTGAATCAATAAGTCCATTGTCGCTCATTGATAACAAATTTTTGGCTAAAAAGATTTGTACTGCAGCATTCATATTCTCACATGCATTACGCATCATAGCACGGCGTAGCTTTAGCTTACCGTGTGAATATCCTGCTTCAATAGCATCTTTAGCCTTTTGATCACGCTTAATTGTAGCATGGCTACAACCTATGACATGTGCTATCTCTGAACGAGTACACATAAGTTCACCTAAGCGTTGCAATTGTTCATAATCAAAATTATGAACTTTAGGTCTACCACCTTTATTCTTTTGTTCTTGTGGTGATTGGGTATCACTCATATTCTTATCCCCTTCTCCCTGGTTTAGGTACCCACAGCGTTAAAAGCTGCGGTCTTTACAAACAATTCTAAAGAACTTGCGTTCTGTTTCAGATTCATCTGTGTTAATTGTATTTCGTACGGTGTATATATTACCTGCTGTACCACCACTCAACACAACAATAGTCTTTTTACCATTTGAATGTGTTGAATAGCTGTCAACTGTTAAAGGATCTGTATCGCCGCTTATACTATCTACGGCCCAAACGGTACTTGTGATACTTTCACCACTTGCTAACCAATTTGTCCAATCAAATGTATAGTTTAATACAGCTTCTGGATCTTTATCAATATATAAACCATCAATATCTCTTTTATAACCTGTTAATGTAGCCATTAAAAGACCTCCGTTGGTTGTTCTCTTGTTTCACTTTGTATTTCAGTTGTTCTAGTATCAAATAATACCTTAAACACACGCGTTTCTCCATCCTTTACAGGAATTTTATAGTAATCATGGCCTAAATGCGTACCTTGAACATCATTTACTTGATCATGCGGTAATACATACTCCATAGTTTCACTGTCTACCACATAAGTTGTAGCTGGATTTGGTGGAGGGACTACCAAACCACCCGTAATATCCATATTCAACACAATTGGAGCTGTAGCAGCACCAAAGAATGTTAAATTACCAGTACCTGTGGCTGTAAATGTTAAACTTGGTGTAGCTGTACCACTTATTGTAACAACTCCAGTAGCTGAAGTAGTCATTGTTAATGGTGCTATTGCTGTACCACCTGGTTTACGCTCACCTTGCGCTGTAACGGTAACTGTTAAATCACCAGTTATTTCAGCACTTAGTATTTTACCGCCAAATGCATATGTGGTTAGTGCTATATTTGAGCTTGCACTGCCATCATATATAACATTACCCAAGCTTGATGTGGTAAATGTTAAACTTGTACTTACCGTTGGTCCCCAAATAGCGCTACCTGTGGTTGTGTTTGTTAGCACAATATCAGCTTCAGCTGATCCTGATCTAGTACATACACCACTGGTTGTGCTAGTTAGCGTTAATGGTGTTGGTATACCTGGTTCCCATTGGTTTCTTAACCATGTCTCCCAAGTACCACATTCATCCCATTGTATTGAACCACCGTTTTTAATACGCTGTTCAACATCAGCTGTTACACTTGCGGTAATACTTAGCAGTCCAGCACCTATAAAATAGTCCTGAACTAAGTAATCTGCTGTTGTATATCCGCTTGCAACACCTGATATAATCGCCATAATCTACGCCTTAATCTAAAGAAATTTGTAAGTTTGTAGAATTTATTACGAAAGTGTCTCCCGTTTCAACTGTCTTATTTGAAGCGAGTGCTTGAATAATTAGTGCATTACCACCACTTGCTGCGTCCATTAACACAACATGAGTAATTGTACCCCAGTTATTCGTAGCTGTTGTCCACTCAATATTTGAACTAGTTGATACTGAACCTGAAGCTGCTGCGCTCCAATCTGTACCTGTAATACCTTGTCTTGTATAAGCACCACCTGTACATTCTGTAAATGTACCTGCTTCAACATCTGGCGTAGTTGCATCAGTTGCAAGAGCCACATATATTGTTGCTGGCGGAGTATAAGCTGTATTACCAACTAGGTCGTCTAGAATTTTTAATTCTAAATAGTTCGTAGCTGCTGACATTGTTTTCTCCTATATTATATTTTAGTTATTGTAACTATTACATCAGTTGGATTAGTAAAAGGATCATTTGAATTTGAACTATCAAACTTAATATAATAATCTGTTGAAGCACTTGATACTGTAAACTTTTGAGGTGCTATATTATATGCCTCACTATTAGTTCTAATTGTATCTAAACTGCTTATTTTTAAAGTA